CTGAACGCTCGTTGCTGGTGGCTCCAAGACTTGAGTCATACTGACCCGTAGTGCTCTTGATGTCATCAGAGGCTCCAGCCTTAGCCTGAAGCAGTCCAGACGAGGCCATAGGGGGCTGCGCACGCTGTGGCAAGGGCAATGTAGCACCAGCACCGTCTGTAACGTCTGGGTTGACCTCAAGGTAGGGCCAGTTGGTCGTATTCGCTGTCTTCCACTGGTTCTCGTAGCCTTCAAACTGACCACCGTAGCCAATAAAGGGAGCTTTGGGGGCCAAGGCAAGCATCTCAGCTTCTTGGCTCACCCAGTAGTTGTACATCCGTTGAGCGTCTTTGGCGTTACGAACCAAGCCAGAAACGAACAGTTTACCGTCCACCTCGAACTCATTTCCGACCACACGCACCACAGGAATCCACTTACCAGCCCAATCCTGCTCTTCCAGCATCTCGTAGCCATTGGTTTTGCACCATTTGACCTTCTTGATGTCCACATCGCGGGTACGCTTCGGTTTGCCGTAAATCTGCTTGAGATTCTTGTCTTCAGGTGAGCCATCCACAGCAGTAATGTTGCCTGTGTACAGATTCAGCTTCTCTTTGCTGTGCTCGTAGTAGAAATACTCAGCGATACGCACGGTATCCTCACTCACCCACTGTGCCAGCGACTGATCGCCAACACCAAGGGAGTTCAGTGATGAAATAGGCACTGCATCAGGGAACATACGGGAATAATCAGCCTTCAGCACGTCTTCAGTGATGAAACACCATGCAGCATCAGAGCCGCAGGGGTCTTGGATCATCGGGTCCATGTAAACGCTGAAGGAATTGCGAATCCGACCAATCTTAATGTCCTGATCGAAGGAATCGTCAGTGCAATACTCGGTCAAAAGACGAATATAGCCCTCACCATAGGCCACTTGGTTCTCACAGGCCGTATCATAGGCAACATCAGCATCGGAGATGTACTCAATATGACGAACCATGCCATCAAAGATTTCAGCAACGGCTACATCAGCCTTGTCATCGGCAGGGATTACCTTGCCACTGGTACGGTTCTGACGCTGGTCGTTGGTAACTTGACGGACGTGCTGAGGCAGCTTGTTGATAGTGAGGCAAGGGCGTGCATTGATGGTCTGACCTTGAACAGCGCCACGGGTAGCCAAGACATCAGCAGGCCATTGCCAATGGTTATCAGGAGAGCCTGCAAAGAATCGCAAGTCATCCAACTCATCTTCACGAGACTCGGACAGCGCGGAGATCGCCATCGTCAAACGTGACCGCATGGTGGTCAGAATGTCTGCTTTATCACCAGACTTGACGCTACCAGCAGCGACCTTCGCCACATCGTACATTGAAGAGTTATTCATTGAAGATTCCAATTACGTCTTTTTCACGCATCATCAGGTAGTCATTACCCTCGTGAGTAACCTTCTGACCCGAGTGTTCACCGAACAGCACATTGTCACCTACTGTAACATCAGTGGCCTTTTTGCCAGCAGCAACGATGATGCCAGAGTACATTTTGCTCTCAGGCAGTAGGATAAGTCCCTGTTTGGCAACATTTTGCTTAATCAGGATGCAATCGCTCAGTGGAACAAGATTCATTTTTTCTTCGGTGTTGGTTTAGCGGCTTCGCGCTTGACTGAATACGCTATGGCAACTGCTTGCTTCACGGGTTTGCCGGATTTTACTTCAGCAGCCACATTTTTACGAAATGCAGCGGGGCTGGCAGATTTTTTAAGTGGCATTATGACCCCATCCATGAAGTGGTTGCGCTGCCAGATTGTGCATTTACCCGGCGTGTAGTTGCTTGATTGTAATCCCGATGAGCCACCGGGAACGCAAATGTTACGCAAAGAGCATCGGCAGCATCCGGCGAGGCCAGTCCACGGGCCTTCATCTCCTTCTTACTCTCCAGCAAAATAGACCCACTGGAGTTCGTTTTCCGCATGGGGCCAGTCAGGTCTGCCTTCAGTTGTCGGTCAGTCGGTATGCTGGCAGTCTTGAGCCAGTCCTTCATCGCACCCCACCTCTCAGCCCGTTTGTTCTGGTACATCACAGGACTCTTGGCCTTCCACCCGAAGTTCACCCCTCGCACCTTGTAACGCTGCTCAGTCAACCGATCCAATATCCCGTAGCCCAGCCCACCCTCGTCAATGATGGTCATGGTAGGCTTGTACTCCTCTATGGCATCAATGACGTGACCTACCACGCTCATGGTGTCCTCACCCTTGAACCGCTTGATTGCCACGATGTCACGACCCTGACGCACCAGTATCACCGTACTGTCCATACCTCCACGGGCCGGGTCAACGCCAATAACAATAGGGGCAGTCAAGTCTTTATACTTCGCCCGTTTAAACGCATCCTCAACCGTCACAGGCGAGATGAACTGGTCTTCACCCGAGGCCGGAAACTCACCGTACACCTCGACACGGGCCTGTATGGAGTCTTCCCCGTACTCCGCAATGATCTGGTCATAGATCGACTTGTCCGTGCCTTCTACGGTACGCGCATCAATGATGCTACCGTTCCAAAACTCCCGCTTCCCGTTAAACGTTTCAAAGAAGTACCCGTTGTTTCGCCGGGGATTACTAAACGCAAACCAGTACCGATCCAGAATCTTCTCGGTAAAGAATCCAGCAGCAACGCTCCAAATCCCATCAGGGATACCCGATGCCTCATCGAAGATCACCATCATCCCATCCATGTTGTGCACACCCGCATAACTGTCTGGGTTCTCTTCACTCCACAGCTTCCCCTCAGCAGCCCAATACCGGGTACCCTTTTTAAGGTCACGCTCCACAAGGTCAGTCAACCACTGTGCAGGAACGAGTTTGGTCGCGCTCACCTCCCACCAGTGAGCATTGATACTCATCGTGGCCCACTTGGTCAACTCACCCCAAGTAACCGTGCGTAACTGGTTCTCACTGTTAGCCGAGACAATCACAGTTGACCCGATGCGGGTGGACAGCATCCACAAGATCAGCCAGCTAACCAGTGCTGACTTCCCGATCCCCCGACCACTAGATACAGCAGCCCTCAACGCCTCCATGTCCAGTTGCCCACGATTAGCCTTGATATGTGCACTCACCGAACGGAGTATCTTCCGCTGCCATGCCCGTGGGCCTTTGAAGTTCGCCAGTGGGGTATTCGCCACTCCCCACGGGAAACTGAACAGAACGAAGCTCTCAGGGTCATCGGCAAGCTGTGTGCTCCACAACTGACTCATCAACTGCTGCTCCTCAGCAGGCGCATAAAGTGGCTTCTGCATTAGTCATCTCCCCCGATCAGTGGTACATCTGTTATATCGTCTATCAGGTCAATCGTGCGACTCTGAGCCGCAGCCAACGCACCAAGGATACTGATCTGTCCACCAATGTCGATGGTTTTGGTATCACCGTAGGTCTTACGATTATCTGAAGCAATGATCCACTTCCGAGTGTCGATCTTGAGCCGTGACCGCTGAACGTCCTCCATCGAGTCGTCAGCATCGGCAATGTCGATCAAGTCACTCACCCACAGCTCACTACGCATCTCCTTGGCGCTAACGTACCTACTGTATAGATCACCCGTCTTCTTCATCCACTGGATAAACATCCCAGCTTCGAATTGCCGAAAGTCCTCTTCCAGAGCTTTCTTTAATGAGTAGCCCGAGGCCACTTTATCGAGAATACCCTCGAAGGCATTGGCGAACTTCATGTAGATGAGTTCCCGATTGCTCTTGGCATTGGCAACGGACAGCGGGGTAGAGGGTAAAGGCAGATCGCCAGCACTGAGCCAGTCAGGTAGTTCGAGTGGTGTATCAATCTCGCCTATGGTTTGATTATTCATAGTGTCCTGATTATGCACGAGGGGTGGGTAAGTGTGTCAAATGTTGGGGATGTGACTCGGAACCCATTGGGTATCAGTGACACTGTAAATTTGAAACCCAACGGGTTATGAATTATGATAAATTTGAAAAATAAAAAAATTGTTCGTGAGTCCACCGTAACCGTAGCCACATGGCGCAAGGCCCTCCCTCCCCCCACCCCCGGCCCCCCGTCGGCCATTTTTTCATGAGTTATATCAACCACCTAATCCAATAACCCAATGGGTCACTGTATAAATGTACAGTAAAATCCTCAGTCACAGTTGTCACAGTAGCCCATTTAACCCATTGGGTTGCATTAACCCGTTGGGTTGCATTAACCCGTTGGGTTTCAACCCGTTGGGCTAAATGTTGCATAGAAACAACACTTTTCGGTTCAATTGTGACAACGAGTGAGGTAACGTGACAAAAAAACCTCCGCGCCCGCGGTTTATATTTCAAACACCTTTTTTTAAACGAACTGATTTTCCAGTTTTCCTAAAACGCATATCCATTTATAAAGTCACATTGTCACAGTCTGGCTGAATAGTCATAATCAATCAACCCAGTGGGTTCAATAGAAACTTATATCGTTTAAACCGTAAAACATCAACCCAATGGGTTACAATGGACTCATGGCAAAGTCGCCATGTAACGTAAGGTAAACAAAATGATCCGCTCTCTCGCTCTCCCCCTGATTTTCACGGCTATCACGTTAGCCGCTAGTCTCTGCCTGATGCTTGCGTACTTCGACTGTTTAACTCAATCTTGGAATCTGTAACATGAGTACAATTTTTGCATCCCTCCCAATTGGTACTCGCTTTGTTTGTAACGGCAACGAGTGCGTGAAGCAGTCCACACGTACCGCGCTACTGGTCAACGTTGACCGCGTTTTTTACTTTGCACGCACTGACCGCGTGCGGATCATGGGGACTAAATAACATGAACAACACACAATTCGACACTATGCGCAATGACCTACACACCAACGCTCAAAAGGCCCGCGCAATGGCCGTCTCGCTTGAGGGCGTGCATGAACTGGGTTCAAAGGTTTGGCACGCACTCGCTGATCGCTTATTCGAAGCCTTGGATCAAGCGGATCACATGGGTAAAGTAATAACTCCAATCAAGCCCTAAGATTTCCACTGTAGCCCTTTGCTGAGGGGCTACGGGGTCAATTTTGGCTCACTGTAACGTTAGGACAATTTATGCG